AGAACCTTTGATTTTCTTTTCACCAATTCCCAATGCAGGAGCAACTAAATCTTCTTTACAAACATTCAGTTGCCCATCATAGATGTGCATTTCATCTTGTGCCCAAGCCATTTTTCCTCCTATTTAATAGAACCTATATTTGGTGTTTGTTTTGTTGCACAACTAACTCCTTGAATGATAGGAGCAAGAATTTGTATTCCCGTTTTTCCTTCTAGTGCAGTTAGTCCTGTGGAAACTAATTTGAGCGATTGACCACCATCAATCGTAACATTATTTCCTTTGAGTTTAATATTTCCTCCATTAGCATCTAGTTGAATATTACCTTCTGTCCCATCAATACCTTTAGATATAATCTGAATATCATTTGCAGAGAGAATAATTCTACCATTTTCAGCGTTAATACGAATATCTCCATTATTTGCATTTAAATAAAATCCAGTTTGTTCTTTTAGTAATGTATCAGCACATTCAATTTGAAAAGCACCGGGAGAACAAAATGTAGTCCACCCTTTTCTTTTTCCATCTTTACCAAATTCCATCCAATGAGATCCATTGGAACCAGTTAATTTTACATCAGTCGTTACTGATCTATCATAAGAAATTTCACCAAATGATATCTGTCCGTCACCATTACCAAATTTGTTATTCCAATAATTAATTTTAGAACCTTCAGGTATATTTGCCATAAGAATTAGAAATCACACTACTATTTAATACTTTCTTGTAAAGTATCATAAACACGAATAAGAGGACCTGGAGTTTCATAAGGTCCAGCATATTTAATTCCATTTTCATAATATACAAACCCATAATATGGTTTACCATCAACATATCCTTCTTTGGACAGTCCAACAAGATCATTAACTTGAACAACTTGTTCTGGTGTGACTTGAAGAGTTAATGGATCACGTATCGTCGTAAAGACAGGAATAAATGATGCATTAATACCGGTATCGGATTTGATTGTGATTTGTGGTATAGATGTATAACCAATTCCACAACTTTGAACTTTAACCTCTTTTATTTTTCCAAATGGATCGCAAATATAATCTAACTTAATTCCATTACTTGGCGTAACTTCTATCTTATCTTTACCACAACTATAATTTAATCCTGGATTATCCACAAGTATTCTACAAAGTTGAAGTAAAACTGGATACTGTGTAGATCCACCTTGAGATGGTTTATATCCAGTTCCAGTATCCTTTACAATACCATTAGTAACTCTTCCCCTATCAATTTCAGTTTCAATTACCGCACCAGAACCACTGTTACAATCATCTATAACACTAACTAATGGGGGTGTTTTATATCCATAACCACCATCTATAATGTCAATTCCTAAAATTGCACCACCCGGACTTACAATTGGATTTGCCTTTGCTCCAATTCCTTCTCCCCCAAAAATAACAATACGTGGTGGTCCACAAGGTCTTGGTTCTGTATCACAAATACTTTTTGTTGATACTAAATTGTTTGGTGTGAGTTTATTGACCTCATCAATTGTTAGATAATTGATATTATCATCGCCATCCACAAAAATAAAAACAGTATCTGGGTTTGCTTTTTCGTAAGAATTTGCATCATCTACAGATACATTATCAATCAATCCCTCTTTTGGATTGATGTATGCAACTTTTATATTTTCTGGTGATATTGCCGAATTAAATGGTGTGGTCATATTATTTTCTATCGAGTTGGGACATCATAACGTGGATCAAAACCTGCTCTTGCATTAATGTCTCTATCTCTTGGTGATTTTGCAACAACACTTGCCACATTACCTAAACTTGGTTCTGGTTCTACTTTGCGAACCCCCTCATCCAAAGTGTATGTATCTGCATTAGAACATTTTGGTTTTGGATCACAATCAAAAATAGTCATTAATGAACTAATAAACTGAAGTCCACTTGCAATATCCATATTCAGTCCCGGAATATTTACATTTCCGATTAGACTTAAAGCAGCGCCAGCAATATTTCCTTGTTGAATAGATGCAATGGCACTTGAGAGTTGCCCAACTAAAACTGGATCTACTCCAAGTGCTTTTGCAGCCTCACCCAATCCAGCAACAACATCGCCACCATTTAATAGAGAATTTGCAACATTTAGTGCAGCAGGAGGCACGCCAGCAAGAGATGCAAGAGAATTAAGACCACTTACAATATCACCATCTCTTAAAAACTTTGCAGCAGGACCAACATATTTTGGATCAACACCAAGAGCAGTTCCAAGAGAATTTACAACATCCCCAAAATCATTTGCTCTTATAATACCAGCACCTGTAGTAATAGTTTTACCTAACGTTGGACCTGCAAGTACTGTCGCTGCAGCAGCTAAATCATTTACAAACGCTTGAGATCCAATTGCAGTTTTTAAGTCATTGAAATTTCTCACTCCCTTCAATGAATTATATGGAAGGGAAAGAAGAGATTTAGTTACTGAAGGAGCAGAGAGAGAACCGATAGGAGTTCCGCCATATGCATTATTTGAATTTGAAATTTCTGTGATGATTGGTAAAATCGCTTCATTAATTCCTAAAGAAATTTCTCCAATTGTTGCTGCGATAACATTTGCCACCAACTCTTCGGTTACACAAGCAGGATTTGGAATAAAAGTTTCTTGTGGAGTTGGAATAGGAATTCCCGCAATTGCTGCAGCATTTTGTGCTGCTCTTTCACCATCAACTGCTTGTTGTGGTGATTTATTATTGAAGAGTTTTACAAGTAATCCTGCAATTAGTGCGGAAAGAAGTTTGTAGATATTATTAAAAATGCAACAAATTTTTTTAAACCCCTCTATTTTTAAACCAAAAAGTTTAATTCTAATTGTTGGAAGAGAAATATTCTCAAAAGGTTTTAAAAAGTTTGCGATTTTATCCTGAATATATTTCTTAACTCTATCGAAGAGACTTTTCATCTCTTTTGCAATACGTTCAGATGCGGACTTAATATCTTTATTCCATTGCTCTAACTTATCATTAATTCCAGTAATAGCTCCATTTGTAAAGTCTTTTAGACTTTCTTTCAGTTTTTCATACCTACCTCTTAACCACTTTATAATTTTCTGAATTACATTCATATTCTGTGGTTTTTCTTCACAAATTTCGTGTAATGGTTTTTCCTCCTTAAGTTTATCATCTTGCTTTTTACCATCAACACCTGCAGGTTGAGAACCACCAGCAGCTTCTGATGTTGGTTTTGTTCCTGGTTCTGGTTGTTGAGTTGGTATTTGTGCATCAGAAACTTCCGGTTGACCTTTACCAGAACTTACACCAGTTGCACGATTTGCATAACCACTTGTTGCTAAACTACCACTGCCGCCATTTGTTCTGGTAACACCAATGTTTGGTGATAAGATTGTTTGTGCATTATTTCCAAGCACTCCCATAATCACAGGAACTTGTCGGTTACTTTCATCTAAAAAGAAACCAAACACGAACATTCCTTGGCGAATATTTGGTGTCTGAAGTGCTCCACCTTGTCCACCACCAGCAGTCACTGGATACATCACTTGTGCCCAAGGGAGTTGATCTGATGACAATGTTTCTTCTTCTTGATCGTGCAAACCAATAATTCTTACCTTATATCTGTATCCCCATCCAGGTATTTCTTCTTTGGTTTTATAAACTGTTGGATTGATATTGTCACGCCAGGTTCCATCATCAGCAATCTGCCCAATCCACCAATTAAAATTAGAACCAAGAAATCCTGGATTGTATAAAGTTCCGTTAGTCATCAGTCATCATAAATTTTACATTCGGATGCATCTGGGTTTTCATTGCAATAAAGTTCCAGTGCAGTGGGATCGTGGTGATCTTCTGGGTGTTCTTGAGCCCATTTTTCTAAAGACTTGAGTTCTTCTTGAGTATGTCTTCTCGCTTGAGCAGAGATCATCGGATCATCAAGTATCTTTTTATCAACTTCGATATGCTTTTCTATGCTTTCCATACTAGCAAAGATATAGTATTACTATTTAACAAGTTTATAAAAGAATACGTGAAGGTCTTTTACCAATTGAATCTCTAACTAAAGTTAACTTGGTATATCCACCTTCTTTTATGTTAATATAATGACATAGTTCTGCTATTAAATAATTTCCACTCAATTTTTTATCTATTTTTTCAGATAAAGTGTCTCCCTGAACTCCTGCAATTTCAATATAAATTAGATCTCCAGCATTTAAACTATAATTTGGTGCGATTGTAACTTCTATTTTAGTGCTGAACAATTGATTATATCTCATTACAGATTGATTTAAAATATTCTTAGGATCAAAATTTTGCTCTTTTGATTTTTGAATTTGTTGCGATGTGTTACCTGATGGTAATGTTCCGCGATCAATCAACATATATTGTGTTCTAGAAAATCTATTTTTAGGATTTGGATTTTCTAGTTCTTTATTTTGTTTTGGAAGTTGCTCACCTGCAGTTCTTAGTGCATTTTGCTTTTCACTTTCTTCTGCATTTGGATAAACAGTTTCATAATAACAATTAAATGGATCAAATAAGATTGTTCTTGTTGAATATGCACCTATTTGTCTTTTATTTTCACTCGTTCCGGATACAACAATCGGTGTATATTCTAATAACTTTCCATTAAATCCTGGTGGTATATTCGAGTCTGGTGTTCTTGTATAAACATATCTCTTTATTTCTTTTTTAGTCGCTGTTCCCAGAACCGTATCAGAAAGTAAATTATCTATTGATTTAAACTTATATCCCTTTGACGTTTCCCAAAAGAAAAATCCAGCGGAATTTCCTTTTGCATTTGGTATGGTTGGTATTCCAAATTTAGATAACCAAATTAATGCATAAAACGGATGTTGATTGTTTCCATTGAAATTATAATTGTTACTTGTTGGTTCAATTTCTTTATTTTTATTTGTCTTTAAAAAATTATTAAGTATGTTTGTAATATGATCCGATATTTTCCCATCAAATCTTGTATTCAATACGACATCATAATTTATCAATGCTTCTTTAGATGCCAAATCCAAAATTGAAACAGCTTTTGTAGTTTGCTCTCCAAAAGGACTAATAGTATTACAATAAAATTCGACGTTTATTTTATTTTGATTTTCATCTTTCAAATTTAAAATAACTTTTTCTTCCTTCGTTGGTCTTATTGATCTACCAGTATCTACACAATATATACTTGAACGTATTGCCTCATTTAATATGGATTCATAATAGTAAATATCAGTAAAATTAAGTTCCTCCTTTGTACCATCTTTTGATGTAATAGAACATTCATCAACACTAATTCCACGTACACCTGTTCTTGTTTGTGTTATTTGATTCGCCATTGTCATTTACTTTCCTGTAGTATTTAACCCCTATATGTAATATCTTGTGGTCTAGAACCAGAAGAATTTGAAGACATAACAGATGGTCCTCCAACAGGAACTGGTACTGGAACAGTCACAACTTGTGGCGCAGGAACTTTAACTTTGATTTTCTGTCTTCCACCTGCTTCATAACCAGCATAAAGTTGTAATATTCCCATTAATTGTTTTGCTGCTTGTTTTCTTTGGGACATATTTTCGGTTTGATTGATAATATCAAAGAAATTCATTCCAAATGCATCTACTGAATCTTTATCAATGATATATTCACCTTGGTGGGTCATTATTAATCCACCTTTACCTGTTGGACCTCCATGGAATGCATACTTGTTGCCATTATATTGTGGAGCAATTCTTCCTCTTTCATCATATCTACCATGAGCAACAAAGGCATTAGTGCCATTAATTCTAGCACTTACACCAAATCCACCGGGACGATAAGCCATATTACTTACCGCAAATGGAAACGGAACTTTTGCTCCCGGATCATATGCTCCACCAACTTGAATATCAATTCCACCTTGAGAGCCAGTTGCACTATGAGCTCTTTGTGCTGCCATCATTTCAGCATCGCTACCAGAGGTATAAGGAGCGTCGTTTCTTCTTCCATCAGTTAGGGATTTTTTGCCTAGAAAGTGTTTTACCACCTTTGATGCCGCTGCTCTTGCGTCAGCATTGTATCTTGTATCAACCTGGCCGGGTTCAGTTCCTGGACCAATGTGAAAGTGAATACCTTTGGAATATCCAGAATTGCCTTGTACAAAATTACCTGATCCAGGTGAAGGCATATTTCCTGTTGGAGGTCTATAAGTTCCCTGTTCACCTCTTTCTAATGCTGTTCTAATTCTAGTAATATTTTTCCAATGATCTGCATCATTTTTTCTATCCCAACGAACATAATTGTAAATTGCTTCTTTTAATTGCTCTTCGGTTGCTTGAGGATTTGTCATATCATCAAGTAATCCATATTGCCTAAGTTCTTCTTTAATCCATCGTATTTGTTCCGCATTTGATGCAGTTTCCAATGGTTTACCTAAGAATTTTTCGGCAGATTGTATTCTGCCACTATTACTAGTCCAACTAATAAGTCCTTTATTAGTTCCACCACCATCATTAAGAACCCAAGGTTCTTGTTGCCCTTGCCAACTAGATTCTGCTTGAATTACTGAGGCAAGAACTGCTGCAGCAAGTGGAGGAAATCCTGCTGCCATAAGTAATCTAGCGCCACCAATTGCATCAGTTGCATCTCCAAGTTCTTCACCTAGAGATGGTTGTGTAATATCTTTTTTCTCAACTTCTCTTGGTTTTAGCATCAATTGTTTCATCAAATCATTGATTGCATAATTCAATTGGTTTGATACACTATTTTCTAGTGATTTTGCAATCACATTAGTCATATCTTCTCCACCCAAAAATGATGCAGTATTGACCTCCCCACCACCAGCAAATCCAGGAACACCACCTCTTTCTATATCAGAACTAAAAATATTATTCAACCATAAATTAAGTCCTTGTGCTGCAACTTTATAATCAAGTGGAGTTGGTTTTTGTCCAGCAAGAGTTTTAAGTGGTAATGCCATTAATCCACCAAATGCTTTGGAGGATGTTATCTTTTTATAAGAACTTTGAATGTATCCTAATGGATTAACTTGCTTGTCTTTATCTTTATTTTTTGGATCTTGTTCTGGAAATACCTTTTCTATTTTATTTTTTCCACCAACATCAGCACCTGGTTTTAATGTACTTACTTTTCCACCAACCATTCTCTTTGGTTTTTTGATAATTCTTCTTGCTGGTCCACCAACAAATTTTCCACCTCTTGTTGGTGGTGGTGTTCCTCCGCCTGCTGCTTTGATTGTTTTTTGCTGTGGTACTTTATTTTCAAAGAACATATCATATAATGCTCCACCAAGTTTATCGCCAAGCATTCCTCCAGCAACAGCACCAGCAAAATTTCCAACAACAGGAATTACACTACCTGCTGCCCCCAAAACTGTAGATCCAAGTAATGCACCTATTGATTTGAATGCTGCCCTACCTGGACTTTCTCCAAGTGCAACAGACAATCCAAAATCCAAAAATGCACCAATTAAAGGAAGTCTTTTTGTAAATGGACGAATATATTTTAGAGCATTTTTTGCTCCGGTTTTTCCCAAAGTTCTGATCAAAAGTCTTCTTTCAAGTCTTGAACCTACTGGTTTAGTTGCAGTTGGTTTTTCTACTTTCTTTTTATCCAGACCAAATGGATCTGGCATTGAGGTAAGAGCAATTGCAGCAATAATTGTTGCATCAATTGCTTTCGTAAACCCATCAAATAACTTAAGTGTATTATCTCCACCAACTGTTTTTAAAAATCCACGAGTTGCATCATATGCTTTATAACCTTTATCAACAAATGTCGATAATCCATCAATCAATCCTATTGTTAAGTCAGTTGCAAACTCAATTCCTGTTGTAATACCTTTTACAACATCAGCAAGTTTAGATGCTTGTGGAAGCATCTTTACAATAAATCTTCCAAGTAAAACTGTAAAGATAAAGTTTTTAATACGATCCAAAAATCCCAGTTGAGGTAATCCTGGAACTTTTATCTTTTCTGTTCCTGGTTGAACTTTCTTTGCTTCTAGATCACTTTCCTTCTTTTGAAAACGTTCTTTTTCTGATTGCTTTTTTTGTTTACTTAATTCTGCTTGTTTTAATAAAGTTGATGTCTGTAATAAATTTTTAACTTCTATAACTTGATTTTTGATGACCAAAAGATTTTTCTTTGGAATGATCAACCCAGTAGAAATTTTTGATGATGTGAAAGTAGAACCGTTGACTAACTTGGATGGATCTATCTTAGACATACTATCCTATTCCGTAAATAGTAGCATTTTTTTCTGCGTTACCACCAGCGTATGATACACTAAATGAAGGAACTCTTGGAACTCCAGATGCTCCATTTGCTACTTTTTCTCTTGATTGCGCAACTTCATAAACCACTTCTGGAACAAAATTCATCGGAGGAGATACTAATGTTTTAGATGCATTCCTTGATTTTGCGGTTGATGCAGAAATTATTAGTGGTGTTGATGGTCTTGACGTTGTATTTGGAGCTACTCCACCACTAAATCTTGGTTGTGGTTTTGGTTGTCTTTGAGGTGGTTGTGGTTTGGGGGAAAAAATACTGCGAACACCAGTTACAATTCTTTCTAAAAATCCAGGTTGTGGTTGTGGTTTTGTTGGTGGTGGTGTTTCTACTTTAGTTAAGTCTTTTGGACCGGATAATAATAATTTCGATTCTTCTTCCTGTCTGGCTTTTGATGGACCATCTCTTTTATTTTCTTTAGATGCCTCAACCATATCTCCGCGAATTAATGCTTTTGAAAATTTTGGATATTCTCCATTTGGATTAATTGAATTTGCTCCAGAATTGTACATAAAAGAGACAATCGTTCCTTGTTGAGCGGTAGTCATTTTATTCCACAAGGGAAGTAAAGATTTTGCTCTAGAAACAAGTTCAGAAAGATGTAAATTTAAAATTGAATCCGCTTTTGATTTTGTTATTGGCGGATCAGACATTGTAACTTCCTTAGATTTCCTCAATAAACTGCCATAATAAGTTGATCCCCATCCAATTGTTGGGACATTTTTACTGTCCAAATACGGATATATTTTACTATTACCAGTTAACTTTTTATATCTATCTGAATCTTTAAAAACTAAATCCGGCAATCTATTTGCTCCACCAGTGTTTGGTGATAAGGCAGCAAGGGACTCATGTTTTTGTATCATATTAGTAGCATACGACATCAATCCACCGCCGGCGGCATATGTTTTCCCATTTGAAATCTTAGGTTTATTTGTTCCACCGCCTGCGGCATTCATTGCCTCCAATGTGTTTACGCCATATTTTTCTACTGCCCCGCGAGACATCACAAATTCACCGTCACTTAACATTGCGGGAACTCTATCAACACCCTTTTCACCACTCACATATCCAGGAACATAAGAACCACCAGAAAATTTAAATAGTTTAGAAAGGGCAGCAAGGCCTCCACCAGAAAATTTGGGTATATTTGTGTCTAGACCAGCAAAGTTCTCAATTCCTTTGGACAAAGCCATTGTGCCGGCAACTGTCGTACCAACCTCCAGTCCAACTGCTAATGCTTTTCCATATCTTCCACCAAGAAAACTTGCAATTTTACCTGCTCCTTTTAGTCCTGCTCTTGCTGCTAATCCTGCTGCTGCCTGAGCAATTCTTAAAGTTCCTCTAATGAGTAAAGAAGATAAACCTCCAATAAATCTTCCTAGACCTGTCCCAAATCTCAAATAAAGTGCAAGTAATTTTGGCCAATGATCTCCTAAAAATCTAAACAGACTTTTAATCTTAGTTTTATTTTGCGGATCACTGAACCATCGAATTAATTTAACAATTGACCTACCAATAAAAACTGCAAGAATAAAATCAATAATTTTATCTAATAATGATTTTACTGGAGATAATATTTTTTCTGTTGCTTTTGATAAGGCGCCTGTTCTCTTTTCAAGGTTTTCTTCTACACCCGCTCTTCGTTTTGCCTCTTCAGATTTTCTTGTTTTTTCTGAGGTATCTTTTAAAAACTTATTTTGTGCTTTTAAAATATTAATGATCTCGGAAAGAGAATTTTGAATTTCTAAAACTTGCTTGTTTGCCGTAATGGAAGAAGATGAAATTTGAGATGCAGTAATTTTGGGTTTAACTGGGGCAGATGAACCTCTTAAACTAGACGCAGAAATTGTAGCCCTAATTGGTTTAAGTCTTAGTAGTTTAGAAGGATTGATTGCCATTTTGTTGTTTTAATCTTTCTTCTTCCAGGTGTTGCTTCAACAATTCTACATAAATGTCTCTTTCCCAAGGAAGCATATTTTCTATCTCCCATAAAGAATATTTATGGTACTGCATCAAAGCAAAATTAAGGCGAAAATAATTCTCCAAGTCCATATGGACTAATGCTATGCGAAAAAATTTGCTAACCCTTCTAAAGTCACTTCAGATTTTATTCCAGTTTTTGGATTTGTTACTTCTACTTTATGAGAAAGTCTAGGCATCGTTTCAAAAAACTTTTCAATTTCTTTGAATTGTGAGGAATTCATCTGTTCTAAGAAATCAATTAGTTCTTTTTTGGTCACATCAGCAGAAACCCATACTTCATCCTCAGTATAAATTTTATCAATACAAGAAGCAATTAGATCAAAAGATTGATCCATTGCTGCATTATTATTAAAATCAAAATTTGTCTTAATAAATTGATCCAGTGATGGATATTTCAATTCCATCATAATATTATCATCTACTTTAATTTGATTGCTATGGTCATCACTTTTTTGAACTTTAATATCATCTAAATTAATTTTAACCATTACATTTGTTTCTTCATCATCTGGGCAGATAACATTTACATCTATCTCTTCTCCCACAGACTTTCCGCGAATGTTTAAAAAGAGATATTCAATATCAAACGTAGGGAGGTTTTCTACCTTAATATTTTTAGTAAGAATACAGTTTTTTATGACCGTCTTAATTGCATTAGTAATTTGCTTTACATCTTCACTTTCTAAAGCAATTACTAATACTTTTTCTTCTTTAACTAAAAATGGTCTATATTGAATTACTTGTCCACTAGAAGGCAATTCAAGTTCATAAATTGGTGTAGAAATCTTTGGTAAAGGCATAATGTCCTATAGAAACTTCAGGTGTGATTATTTATGGTCTGAATGGGGTCGTTGGTAATGCAAGAGGATTTCCTGGTGATCCTGGTTTCCCTGGTGGTATTGATGTTGGCGGTGCCCCTGTTTGTGTTGGAGGTGCTGGTGCAGATGGATCCCGAGTTGTAGTTGTAGTTGATTGTGGTTTTGGAACTACTCTAATGTCTTTATCTTCCTTTTCTTTTTGTGATGAAGGGTGAACAATGTATCTGGTATATGTCATAGATACTGTACATTTTAATAATGAAGATGCGTCATAAGAAACGGGTATAGATG